GGACTGATCTCACGTCGTGCGTTCGCTCCATCTTGAGGGCACCGGCTCCAGTAGTTATCTGGTTTGGCCATTTCCTCAAAGACGTAACCGCACTTCGTGCAAGCAAAATCGAATAGAAGGTATTTCATGCCTCGTCTAGACTATTCTGCTTCTCAAGTTCAGCTTCCGCATTCTCCTGGATAGCCTGCTCGGCTAACTGGGAGAATTCGTTCTCAACTTGGGTTTCTAGGTTAACAAGATCGGTGAAGGCCAACCGCGCGCCGCGATTGAGTAGGACTAATTCCCACGTCGTTGCGTTTAGCTCTCGGCCTTGCGCCTCATTAACACTAGCTGTGGCCCACTCCATAAGATACCGGTAGCTGGGGTGGTCGAATAACTTCCCCATTGCCATGTATCGCGCTTTTTGGGCATCCGTTAGCGCCTGGATCTGCTGTAAATTCATCCTCTCCTCCTTACACTACTTACTGGAAGCGGCCTTGGGCGGCGGGTGATGAGCAGTGTATTCCGCTGCTTTAGCACTTACCACACTCGCCCCAGCGGTTATTAGCTTGGCCTGGGCGACAATCCAATCGATCTTATTCTGCTCTTGCTCAATGGGCAGCCGCGCCATGGCAATCTGGTTCTGGATAGCGAACTGTTGCTGTTCACCTTGCTCCTGCTTGACGCGCTCCGCATCCAACATAGCACTAGCAGCCTTGATCTTATCCTGAGTCTGCGCAGATGTCGCCTTGGCGCTAAGCGCCGTGATCTCAGCCATGATCTTCTTCGTACCGGCCTGCAACTGCTGTACCTGCGCTTGTAGGCCCGCCATCTGCAATTGCTGCATCTGCTGCTGTTGCTGCTGCTGTTGCTTAACTTGCTCCGGCGGAGGATTGAGGATACCCTCAATGATCTTCAGTAGCTCAGCCTTGTTAGACAGCGCTGTGTGCTCGATGATACCTTGCGCAAGCTTTAGCTGTACCTGGTGGTACTCTTGGGGCATCATCCCCATAAGCTGCGTCATCTGTCCGGCTTCCACTTCCCTAGCGACTATGCCCATTGTGGGCTTAATCTTTATGTTGAAGTTCTGTGGATAACGAACCGGATCAAATTGCATGTACCTCCAAATGACTTTCTGGAGTAGTACGCCGATGAAATTGCGAGATATATTTGAGATGCTGCGCTTACTGCGCTTAACGAACGCACCCATAAGCATGCTATTACTAGACATGCTATTCGCACCAGAGCTAGACTGGTTCTTGATTGCGCTGGCGACATCTAGGGCTCCCGTCCCCATTTGAACCATACGCTCCATCTCTTGCGTCTGTTCAAACGTCATCGTGTTCATATTCAAAGCGGGGAAGGGATTGAGGACCTCTCTGGGGTCGCCTTGCGTCGGCCAGACCTTGCCGGGTTTTACTTCTAGTTTGAATCCGCGAGGAATACGTCCCGAGTCAATTCCGAGCATTGGGGCGCTAATGTAACCAAGAGCGTCCATGCGGGATCGTAACTCTGCGTCAAGTGCCTTCTGAGGGTTATAGCCTTTCTCAGCTACACCCCTTCCCCAAAACCGCGCCGGGACCTTCTCGAATTGCGCTGCCACAATACTGCGATCGCAGAGTGTGTAGGGATTCGGGATAGCTCGCAGGAGTACGCCCTGGTTAGCGATCGTCACGATCGCTTCCACCAGCGGACCATCTCCGCCTTGCTCGGCAATCTCTTGAAGATCGATCTTAAGTAGCTGGTCAGCTACGGATCGGGCTTCCTGGATGTCAAAAAGAAAACGAGCAGGGACCTTACCATGGTATTCGATAAGATCAATCTGCTCGCTTTCGTATGTCGTGTTTATGGACATTGGATCTTCATTATCCACGTCCGAATTTTTTAATCTGCGCGTTGGCCAAATATTCTTAATAGCATTCTTATCGTAGATGCCTTGCTCGCACTTCTCTGCGATGTAATGTAGCGGCCGCTGGACGCGGTGCGCCACACCCAGCATTTGCTGGATAGTCCGGCCAACCGGGTCAGGAATCAATTCATCAGGGCGGATCGACTCAATAGAGACCTGCACCTGTTTCTTGCTTTGCGCCATCAGCTCGTAGGTAGCCGGATTACGCTTAGGCGTCTGCTCTGTTGCCAGCGTCGTGTTGACCTTGGCAATCATCGTGCCGAAGATGGCGCCGTTAAGAACGGCTTCCATAATCTGATCGGCAGCGTTAACCTTCTCCAGATCTGACAGGAGTTGGTCACGGCTAGCCAGTTGCGCTAGGTCTTTGGCAGACTCGATGGCAACATCGAACCATTCCGGGCGCGAGAAGACTGCTTCTTCAATCTCCGAGACAGTTTGTTCGATAGCCTGAGCCAACGCAGGGGCGATAAGTTTGGACCGCTCAGAGAGCCGATTGATCTCTTGGACGCTCCACTTGCCGCGCCACATCCGCCAGTATTCACCCCAAAGCTGCTGGTATCCACGATTGCGCACATCCTCCCAAATGTTTACCTTCGTCCACACCCAACCGCAGAGACTGGCTCCTGCGTTGTATTCGCTATTTATCTTGTTCTGATCAGCTTGCAGAGACTCTTGGGTCTCGACAATTATTGATTGTCCCCGAGTTGGCATTACCGCCATTTAATATCCTGCTATATTGTCGACTGGAATCCACTCAGGGATGTCAGCGAGGTCAAAGTAGTTAGCGGTGCTAAGCTGGTCAACGTAGGCAACGGCATCAAGTCCGTCGTCATGGCTAAGCGGGTCGGGAAAGTCGGCAACTTGGTCAAGGAACCAGTCGTTCCATGGCTGGACGGTCGGCCCTTCTTGGTCCGAGTCCGCGAGGAGTGCAATGAGTCCGCGTTCGCTACGTCCGCTAAGCGCCCAGTTGATGCGATCTTGTTTTCGCGCATTATGGTGACGCAGCTCCTCGACGTGGGCGAACCGGCCGAATTCTCGCATGTAATCTTCTAGGTACGGGCGTATCGCCGCATTAAGCGCCCCCTGTTCAATTCCAAGTCGCGACCCCGGAAAGTCTTTACTGGCCTTGACAATACGATAAGCGGTCTCACGTGGGTCCCAGTGACCGTGCATGATCTTAACCACTGTCCAGAATTCCGCATTAACTGCCGTAACGGCGATAACGCATTCATCGGATTTGAGCTTCTTCTTCGTACCATCGCCGCGCAGAATATTGGTGATATCCTCGCTGGTAGCGAACCCTGCTGGGTCGACAGTTATGAAGAATTGGCAGTTCCTGGGGTCAAAAGACGGTACGATGGGGAAGTTACTAGGTACCAGAACCTTTGAACCGCCGGAGACGAAGTCTGCGTCGATTTCTTGCCGAGCCACATCGCGAGGAGATAGTCCGTCGCTAGACTGCGTTCGGGAGACGATTCGAGCAAGCTCGCGCTCCAGTAGGAAGGGGTTGTCGTTAGACTTGAAATGGAAAGACTCCCAGTCTTCCCAGTAGCTTTCCGGGTGGGTAAGCCCCGCCATGAACAGCTTATAGAAATGATTCTTGCCTTTCGGCGTCCCGATGAATAGCGCCTCGCCCTCGACATCCATGAGGGTTGGCTCGAGGATCTCCGTCCAGACGTGTGCAGGCATACCTGCGTATTCGTCCATGACAACTATCCGGTTGCCTTCTCCGCGCAACCCATCATCATTCTCAGCGCCTTTGATATAGATCTTGACGCCGTTGACCAGCTCCATCCAGCCAGCATTCTGGTTCTCACCAGCAATGTAGCCACCTTGCGCTTCCCAGCCGAGTAGGCTGATAAGCTTTGGCCGCATAAGGCGGATAGCCTGGTCGGCGGTAGGCGCTACATAGTAGCAGGGATTGGTTGCGGAAAGCTTATGCCCCCGCGCATTGGTATCACTAAGAGCGGCTACGCCGAGGGCGGCTGCCGCTAGAAATGTTTTACCGAATCGACGACCAGCAGCGATTACTTTAAACCGGGCTGGACTATTCCAAATAGCGGCCTGCGCCGGATGTAACTTTAGGCGCAGTTCGCGCATACCGGCCTCTCCAGGCTAATCAATACTGATTGCTTGCATCCGTTGACTGTGCAGCGCGACCAGGGTTACTAGCAACAGAGGAACTATTGTTCTCTTGCTGTAGCTGCCCTTGCTCATCTCTATTGGCTGAGGCATCGTCGGTCTCGCGACGACCAGCAGCCATATATCCCTTAACTGCTTCTACGGCGTCGCTAACGGCTCCGCCGAATCCCGGACTTACTTGTCTTGCCATTAAAGCACCGTCGGAGTATAGCGAGTGGCCACAATTATGTAATTTCCCAAAAAAGGGGTAGTAGTACCGACGTTTGTGTTGAAGAACGTTAGTAGCAAAGTTCCCGGCGTAGTTGTCGGCAGTGCGGTAAGCTGTATACCACTAAGATTAAGATTGCCTATTGGCGCCACGACTAATTCATCACCAAGAGCGAATGTAGCTTTAGCAGTACCGTAGATGCCACCAATAACGGCAGGGACTGATACCTGTAAACTCGTTCCGGTACTAATAGCGCCAGGGGCAATAGCAATACCGAAACTAACTTCGATTAATTGCTGAATGTCGTTAACTTGTCGTTGCTGTAGCATTATTGTGTATTCGCTGCTATTCTCTTAGCTATGCACGTCCAAACACCCAGTGCAGGCGATATTGTGCTACCAGCGACGTTCTTAACGGATATTGCCAATTGACCAGCAGTAGCGGTCGGAATTGCTGTTATAATCAGACCGGCCACACTGCCTACGGCGGCGGATGGATATAATTCTATCAAATCGCCGGGCACGAAGGTCGCCGGTACAGTGCCAACAGCGCTGTTAAGTACAAACGTAATGCCTTGTATTGCAATTGCGCCGCTGGTCGTAGAACTAAGTTGAAAGCCAGCATAACTGACTTCTACTAGGTTGTATATTTCGTTGATTTGTCTTGATTGCAACATATTAAAGCAACTGCGCCGTTATACGTTTTGCTACAATAGTGTAATTCGCACTGACGGGCGTTATATTGCCGCCAGATTGATTGTAGAACGTAATCAAGCACGTGCCTTGTGCGGACGGCCATGCTTGTATAATTAACCCAGCAAGATTTCCTGCGGAAGCTGGTGCAATGACTTCTATATTGTCACCAATATTAAACTGCGCAAGATCCTGTGATGGACTGGAAGGACTTCCGGTGGTACAAGTCGTTGAGACTCGCGCGGCTGCTCCAGAAGCAATAATACCAGGAGCTACGGCCGCAGTAAAACTGACCTCCATCAACTGATAGAGATCATTCAGTTGACGCTGCTGGAACATTACGAACTGCCCATCGGGCGATCGGTGCTCTGATTGGCGCCTTGGCCTGATTGCCCCTGAAAGTCAGGAACCATATAGATATCCGCAGTAGGACCAGGCATATCGTTAGCGATATCGCCCGGAGTGTCGTATCCCGGCGAACCCGCC